CCTGTTGCGCCTTGAGCTCCTGTTGCGCCCTGAGCACCTGTAGCACCTTGTGATCCTGTGGCACCTTGGGCTCCTGTAGCACCTTGTGCTCCTGTTGCACCTTGAGCACCTGTGGCTCCTTGAGCTCCTGTTGCACCTTGTGCGCCAGTAGCACCTTGTGCGCCGGTAGCACCTTGGGCACCTGTTGCACCTTGTGCTCCTGTTGCTCCTTGGGCACCTGTGGCACCTTGTGCACCTGTTGCACCTTGGGCTCCTGTTGCTCCTTGTGCGCCTGTGGCACCTTGTGCACCTGTTGCGCCCTGAGCACCTGTGGCACCTTGTGCGCCTGTTGCTCCCTGAGCACCTGTGGCACCTTGTGCGCCTGTTGCGCCCTGAGCACCTGTAGCACCTTGTGCGCCAGTAGCACCTTGGGCGCCTGTGGCACCTTGTGCGCCGGTAGCACCTTGAGCTCCTGTTGCACCTTGTGTGCCTGTTGCGCCTTGAGCACCTGTGGCTCCCTGAGAACCTGTTTCACCTTGTGCTCCTGTGGCTCCTTGTGCTCCTGTGGCTCCTTGTGCTCCTGTGGCTCCTTGAGCTCCTGTAGCTCCCTGAGCGCCTGTTGCACCTTGTGCGCCTGTTGCGCCTTGTGCGCCTGTGGCACCTTGTGCACCAGTAGCACCTTGGGCACCTGTGGCACCTTGGGCTCCTGTTGCACCTTGGGCTCCTGTTGCACCTTGGGCTCCTGTTGTACCTTGTGCGCCTGTTGCACCTTGTGCGCCTGTTGCACCTTGAGCTCCTGTTGCACCTTGAGCTCCTGTTGCTCCTGTAGCTCCCTGAGCACCTGTTGCACCTTGGGCTCCAGTTACACCCCGAGCTCCTGTTGCGCCTTGTGCTCCTGTAAAACCCCGAGCACCTGTTGCGCCTTGGGCTCCTGTAGCACCCCGAGGACCTGTTGCACCTTGGGCTCCAGAACCAGTGCCTCCTCCTCCTGATGTAAAACTTTCTTCACATCCATGACAATCTGCATACTTGTAAAGATTGCTATATGACGACATTCAATAGTTTAGTTCAGTCAATAATAAATAAATAAATAGTGTATATTATATTTATTTATTTATTTTATTTTACTCATTAAAATTTATAAAATAAAATAAATGCAAATAAAAAAATAAATCAAATTATAAACAAAAATATTTTACCAAAAAATTATATATCCACCCACCTCAACTATTATTATCATATTCAAATATTTATAAACCGATACCTTCTAAATAAAGATGCATTTTTAGCAATTTATTATTAAATTATTACTATTGAACAATTTGATATTAAAATAATTCAATTTTCAAATTTTATTAATTATTATTTATTTATTTACAATATATAATATAAACAAATCAAATAATAATTAATATTATAATAGTCTAATATTAAACATTTAATGAACCCCACTCCAAATATAAGTTATTCTCAATCGGTAATGGGAAATATATCATACGCAATCAAAATATGTGCGGTAATGTCAGTAGTTGGTTTAGTAATTAAATTTGCAATATCATCATACGAAGCCTCATTAATAGGATTGGGTTTAGTTGCGCTGTCATTATTTGGCTCAATGATGATGGTATTGAAATATTATTACAGTACAGGTAGCGAAAAATCATTTTTCAACGGAGCAATTTTACCAAGTTTAGTTCAATTAATTTTTATTTGTGCAGTAATTGCAATATTGCTTTATCAAACAATAACAACAGCATCACAAAACGTAACATCATCAGAATATACAACTTTTTCATCCATATCAGCCATATTGACACTCATGCAAGTGTGCATTACATTTTATTATTTATTCTTAAATATGAAATGCTTAAATGGAGGAAAATGCAACCTTTCAGAACAAGATAGTGTTACAAGTCTTGGAATCATGTATTTTAATATAATATTAACTTTATTAAATGCGTGCACACTTGGAATCATCCAAGTAATATTAAATAAATTTTATATTTGTTAAGTTTCTAAAAATGTTCAAATATAAATATCATAAAAAATTATTGTAAAAATTATGATTGCAAATCCATAAACTTGAAAGTAATCCCATATTCCCTTATATTTTCCCAAACTCCTGAAATTTTCAAAATTATATTACACTCTTGTGTTCGCTTATCGATATCAGAAAATAATTTAATACTGCAAGATTTCAACTGATTTGATAAATTGTAAACTGGAATTTTTGAAATATTATTTGTCGAATTACTGTATTTTTCATATTTTTCAAGAATTAGTGTTTCAAGTTGACAAATATTTAAAATCACGTCCTTATTGGAATGCAAATCATACATTATAATATTTTTATTAAATGATTTTGAAATTGTAATAAAAGATAATTTAATCGGAAACATCAATCCGGTTAGTGAAACATCATTATCCGAATAATTAATACGAATAAAATAACTGTCATGAATAATTGAATTTTGAATTGGGTCGCTAAAAAATAAATGTTTCAAATTAACACCCTCAAAATTGTCTTCATTATAACCACCATCAATTTCATCAACAACTGGTGAAACAATCATCTTACTTAATTTATTTGTTTTAAATACTAAATTCATTAATATTTATTTATTTTGTTGGTAATGTGTAAATTATGTAATAATAATATTATTATATAATTGTTTTTTTGGTTTATATTCTTTTTCCATAGTGTTAGTTAATGTTAATAAGTTAATGTTAATTGTTGCAATTTTCTTCACCATTTTATTACAATCCATTATAAACAATAATTCTCTAAAAAAGAATTAAATAAAATTTTTAAAATAGAAAAAAATGATGTAACTATTTTCACTTCTATTGAATTCGAGTATTTTTGTGAATACAAAGACAGTGGAGCTTTTAAATGAAAGCTGTAAAAATGCAATAAATTACAAAGTATAAATGACAATGAATTCAATAGTTCATATTTTAAATTTGTTGAAAAACTCCAACTATTGATATAACTACACATGGATGTGCCTTTACATCCTCTAAAAAAAAAATAGTATGCATCAAGAATTCCGTTTATTATTTTATGAAGGCCGTTCTTATCATTTTTTAAAACAACCGAATCTTTTATTTTATCTTTTCCAAGCATACTTATAAATAATTGTTTTCTCTTTCCATTTTCTTTAAAAATGTAAGGGGTACAACCATCAATGTATCGATTACAATACAATAATTCATTCATAGTAACAAGTGGGATATAAGAAGATTTTTTTATTGTTTCAAACACATCTTGCAACGTCTTGTATTGTTTCTTTACGACTTTTTTACGACGCTTTACGTCAAAATAAGTAATATAAAGTTTTTTATTAATCATTTTAAGGGTCGTTTCATTATCAAGCGGCAAACAGCATTTGATTATCTCCATCATATTTTGAAGTGTAGACTCTGTAAAAATAAAAGTTTTATTATTTCTGAAACTTGTCACTATCATTTCATATAATTTATCTTGAAATAATTCAAGATTATTTGTTAAAAATAAAAAAGCAATTAAAGAACTTGCGCTACATGATGACATTCTGTTTATGCGAATCTTATTTCTACTCTGCATTTCACGCAAAAAATATAAACATCCAACTAAATAATTAGCATTAAATGCTCCACCGCTCATTATTATATCCAAATCCAAAACGTCATTACTTCCATTAATACAATTTTTATCTATATTATCAACCAAACTTGATACAATATCGTGCATTAAAAATCGTAAAAATATTTATTAACTTATTAATTAACCATTTAATTATTTAGTTATAAATACGAAGAGAGTAAAGAGTATAAAAATATAATTATATATTTTTTATACCTTATTTTAATAAAATATCATGAATCCTGCTGCAAAATCACACATATCCCATTTTGACGACTACTTGCAAAAAAATAAAAAACATTCCATGCATCCAAAAATTTGTATGATATATAAAAAATTTCCAAGCACAATTAATAATTTAAAAAATTTAATTTTTTATGGTCCATCGGGTGTTGGAAAATATACTCAAATGTTATCATGCATACAAAAATACAGCCCAAGTGAACTAAAATATGAAAAAAGATTGACAGTAAATTTTAATAAAGAACAATATTTAATAAAAATGAGTGACATTCATTTTGAAATTGACATGTCTCTATTGGGATGCAATGCAAAATTATTATGGAATGAAATATATTCGCAAATTATCGATGTAATTGTATCCTCTTCATCTCACAACCAGGTTGGTATCATTGTTTGCACACATTTTCATAAAATAAACAGCGAGCTGCTTGATAATTTCTATAGTTACATGCAAGGAATAAACTCAATGCGGTTGAAATATATTTTAATATCAGAGCATATTGGTTTTATTCCAGATAACATAATGCACAACTGTAAAATTATTCATGTTCCCAAACCGACCGCATCCAACTATAACAAATGCTCGCATGCATCCTCCATCATCACTACACAACCCACAACAAATAAAAATATTATTTTAACACCAACAACAGATTCCTCTTCCTCTTCTCATTTTCCACTGCCCATTACACTTCCGACAATGACTAAAACAATAAAATGCGAACAACAACAACGCGAACGCGAACTTGTAAATTGTTTCCCACATGAATCGCTCTGCAATGTTATACTTGATAATTTAAAAAATCCAGACAATTTAAAATTTTTAGCTTTTCGAGATATACTATACGATATTCTTATATATAACTATGATGTGGGAGAATGTATGTGGTATATTTTAAATGACTTAATAAACTGCGGAATATTGCAAGTAAATGATTTATCAGACATTTTAATTGAAACATATACGTCGCTGCAATATTTCAATAATAATTATAGACCCATATACCATTTAGAAAATTACATGTATAGTATAATATCTAGAATACATGGATACGGAATTATTAAAAATTAAAATTAAAAATGCAAGACAATTATTGGGTTTAACACAAAACAAAAAATATACATTTTCCGAAATAAAAAAACATTACAGAATTGCCGCTTTAAAAAATCATCCAGATAAACATTTCAATTCTGATGAATCAACTATAAAATTTAAAGAAATTAATGAAGCATATGTATTACTTAGTAATAAGTGCATCGACGACGACGGCAACTGCAACGGCCAATACTGTGAAATGGGAGATGATGAAAAACACGACTATAAATATAATAATTTATTTTCTGAATTTATAAATTCTCTCATGGTTGATTTATCAAATGCAAAAATTGCAGAAGTAAACATCATTTTAACTGCCGTGATGGATAAATGCAAAATATTAACAGCTACAATGTTTGATAATATCGACAGGAAGTCCATTTTATTTATATATGATTTGATTATAAAATACTATACAATTTTAGATATAAGCAACGAGAGATTTGATGGAATAATCAAAATACTAAAAACTAAAATGAAAATAGATGATGTCATAGTCTTGAATCCAACCATATCTGATTTATTTGAAATAAATAATATTCAAATTATTGAACACGAAGAAAAAACGTATTACATTCCAAATTGGCACACCGAACTGTATTATGACATCAACGAACAGAGAGAACTAATTGTAAAATGCATTCCCAAACTTCCCGAGTATATATACATTGACGAATTAAATAACATTTATATCGATGTTAGAACGCGTGTCGAAAACTTATTCAATCTACCCAACCCTGTGTTCACGATTGCAATGTATGAAAACATATCAATTGACATTCCCATTCGTGATATAGAATTTAAAACACACCAAACAATTACGTTGCACAAGCGCGGCATCCCGATGATAAATACGGAAAATGTTTATGACATTTCCGAGAGAATGGATATAATTGTTAATTTAGAAATTATTATGTAGAGTATTAATTTTAAATAGTATTATATTTTATTTATATAATACTATTTATTGATAATTCATTTCTTATTTTTTATTTATATTTTCATTCATTCCTCCCGCTTTTAACGCGCGCACCTACTATTTTTTCTACTTCTCCCAGCAGATGACCTGTACGACCTTTGCTTGCACCTACTACGTTGCTTTCGTTTAAATGTGCGTCTTCTCTTCATGTTCAGTTTACTAGTGCGTTTACCGCCGCCCATATCTTGTGGATTGGGAACAATTACTCCTGTTTTTTTTTCAAGATTCAAAGGTCCTTCCATTTTTCTAGATGGTAGTTCTGTCAAAAGTGCTGGTTGTCCTGTCATTAATGATACTGTGTCTCTACCAGTTAAAAGAGCCTCTGTTTCACTAGCATCCTCAAATTCGCGTCTGCTTTTTACCAATTTTTTAATACCAGCGTACACATCAGCTCTTTCATCAGGTGAAGGCAATGACTGAGCAACACTCCTAATTTTGCTAGTGAACATGTTCCGTTTCATAAATTGTTCTTTCCGTTTCATAAATTGTTCTCTTTCTACAAAAACAGGTCCGGGTTGTGGTATGGGAAGTGATTCAAAAAATTGTAATGCTTTCTTTTCTAGACCATGTAAGTCGGCAAAGCGTGCAGTGGCTGCCGCATTTGTCAGTTGCGCAATAGCAAGACTTCTTGGCGTATCCCCATTAACATCTGGTATTGCATATGCTATAGGGTTAGGAATAAATCTTCGCGAACTCTCTATATAAACCTTCGAACCTCGATACTTTTCAACATCTGTATCTTCAAATTTTAAAACAAAAAAATCTTTAATACTTGGGTCTACCATTAAACGCATTAATATACGGGGGCATCTTTCGGCTAATAGATGTGCCATAGTTCTTCCATCAGGATTTTTAGGCTTTACAAATTTGGCAACATATCTAACATTGCCTTCACTATCGGGTTTACTGGGAACAAGTTCAGTTTCGGCAGAACACAACTCAATGTTCAATGGATTTGGTTCACGTGTTATGCCAGATATTCCACGCGTTATGTCTGTAGTATTTTTTATAATTTTAATAATAATATCAAAATATCTATTTAATAATGAAGCGTACTGGTTTCTTTGAGATTCATGAGATTCAGTTTTTCCAGTATGTATTGTAGGTTTTAAAATACTTTCCAATGATGCTTGGTCATTTCTTCTACGTGAAAGAGGCCTAACAATACCATTATGGTCAGTATACGTTCCAAGCTCTAACATTTTTTCTACCGTTACACTTTTCATTTTTTGAAGTTCTATAATGTCTCTTAATTTTTGATTACATTCGATTATTTTATGAAACAATAGCATTATTACGCGGTCTCTTAGAAAACCATTATCCCTAATTTTGCTACAATCGTATTCACTATCCATTTTAAAAAAGTCAACAATACAATTTCCATAATTTCCATGATTTACGCAGTCTTGGGCACTGTCACCATCCTTTTCTATACCCTCAATCACCATTTTACAAACTTGAAGAAAAAACGCATCGCGTTCTTCAGTATCCTCAAATGTGTGTGCAGAATAAGGGGGAGAATATCTTTGTACTTCCTCGAGAGTATACATTACATTAAAAACATCACCACAGCATGTATCGCCAGGAAATAAACCTGTATATAAAGGAACCAGAACTACCATAACACCATTTTTATATTCTTTTCTCGGATTTCTATCGAGGCGACCATCTCTATCATAGATGTGAGGGTCTAGGTTTAGGGGTGCAATAGTCATACATAACATATATGGTTTTAAAAGAGCAGGCGTAAACTCTACACCAGGCGGATTTGGGAAAACTTGCATTTCAAAAAACTTTCTAACTCCAAAAGGATTTAACCCAGCATCTAGTTCTACTCTGTGAGATTGTGGGTGCATATTTGACCTTTTTGCCACTATTTCACTGTTACGCACCATTTCTTCAAGTTCTTGGGGTGTGAACTTTCTTCCATCGCTGGACACAAATTTGGCATACTTATCATATATAAAATTAAAACGTGATAGGTCCTTATCATTCCACTCTCTTAATGCTTTTTCATCTTTATCACGACTTGCACGAAGACGATATTCTCTATCCCTATCATCCTGTGAATACCACGAGTCAGATTGAGGTGTAGGTCTAGGTTGAGGCCCTATCATTTGCATTTTAAATTCTCTTTCCGTTATCCAGTCAGGAAGTATTTTTAAAAAACCAATTGGTTTTGGAAATATATTCCAATAGCCACGAAATTGATCGCAAGGGTAATACCCCCCAAAGTCTTGTGGTGTTATAATAGGATGTACATTCCAACTACACGCCCATTTTTCGCTAGGTAATGGAGTATATAATATAGGAGTTTGACTGAGTTTATACAATCTATCTCTTTCTTTTTCCTCTTCCTGTATTTTCAAAAGTCTTTCTTTTTCAGCTTCCCCTCTTTTAAAACGGTCTTCACTTTCACGTTCCCGTCTTTTTCGTTGTTCTTGCTCTCTTTCCAAACGTTTTTGTTCTCTTTCTTCAGCCATATTATATTATATAATATATTATTAATTAATATATAAATGTAATATATACAAAATATTCTAAATAATTTATTACTAAATAACTCAATCATTTAGAATATTTTGTATATGTATTACAGAGAGATTCTATGAAAAATAACATTCGCGTTGCTGTTTTATTCGTTATAATTAATTTTTGCGTATCCTATGTTTCTGATAATGTGCTAAGTGATTTATCAAAATATACACATGTCAAAGCATTTACATCTCTCGCCCCTTATTTTAAAAATAAACCAATTGTTCTTGCCGGAATTTATGCAGGAATAACAGTGGCATTCGCCACAATACTTTTGTTACTATTTACTCATTTATTTTTGAATACTTATTTACCTGTAACTAATTCAGAATTTGCTGTGACGATTCTAGTTGCATATGTCATTGGATATGCGCTTGATGTATTTATTTACAAAATGAATCTTTTCGACAACTTGGAGCCTTTTTATAAAATTGTGGGTACTGGTAATGGCGGCGCTCTATCGTTTATTTTTTCGCTTGTTGTAAGTTTTATTGTTTTGAAACTAGTTTTTTTTTTAGTTGATTAGGTTGTAAAGAAAAAATAAAAATTAAATTATAATCTCGGTTTAAATATATATTTATTTAAAATGGATTTTGATAGGTATGGAGGGTATAAAAAAATGTCATATGAACAATGCCAAGATGCCAATTGCATTCCCGAAAAAGTTATGAAAAAAGAACGGGACCCTTATTTGCAATCGTTGAAAAAAAAATGTATCTTGAAAAAAACTCCGTCAAAACAAAATATCAAATCGTACTCCGTCTGCGCTGTAAATCATTATAATGCATCACGTTTAAAACCGCTGGATACTAAACAACTACAATGTATGAAAAAAAAATGTGATAATTTGATAAAATTTGGAGGAAGAAAATATGGTTCACGAAATACAAAAATGAATACTTTGAAAAAAAATAAAAATAATAAAAGAAAAACATTTAGAATAAAATACCCCTCCTTATTTATTTGATGTTTATTTATTTAATATATTCATTTACATAATAACATTAATCTCTCTTCTCTCCAATAATCAAACTACAAACTATATTTTTAACAACGTGTCCATAGTTATACCCACACATTTCTTATGTTATAAGTTTGTAGTTTGATTCTTTACAAGTTATAAGAGAGAAGATAGATTAATGTTATTAAATAAAATCATAAAAAATTCTAAATTTAAATTATTATCCAAAAATAATTTAAATGGTTGTCATGTAATTAAATTATAATAAGTATTTAAATAACATGACAACCACATACGTGCACACGTTTACAGAGTACGAGGTTGAAGCGAACGAGCGGGACCACGCCAAGCACGCACAAGGGTGTAACGAGTGCTCGCAGACGGAGTATGAGATTGAAGCGTGCAAGCGGGATGTGGCGGACGCACACACCTTTACCGCTGCCACCGCAATGGCCGCCAAAATTGAACGCTGCGCTGCATTGGATGCAGAAACAACCCGATTAGAAGCAGAAATAGCCAGAGCCAAAGAAGCCAAAACCAAACGCTGCGCTGAATTGGACGCAGAAATAGCCGCACTAATGGTGGAAATTGCCGCAGCCAAAACCAAACGCAACAATAAACTCGCTGCAATGGACGCAGAAATAGCCGCATTAGAAGCAGAAATCACCGCACATCGTTAATGATTATCGATTATCTTTACTCCACCTTGATTTCCCTAATTTTGTCCCTGACTGTTGTAATTGCAGCTAGCATATGCTTTTTCGCGTGACATTTCGCGGGACGGAATCCCTCCGCGGACCCACCCATCTGCTGCAACGCCTTCGACTAAATTGGATGGATTTGTCACGGTTGAAGCAATGGATGGAATGAGCGGATAATTCAAATAGTTGGAATAGCACTGTTCGGATAATAAATTAACGCTTCTTTTATTTATGGTCATGTCACCTTGAATTAGTTTCGATTCTAAAAGCGGGTTGCATTCGCCTCTACCTAAATACGGAACAGTAATAAATGGACGTTCATTTAATGAGATTTTGCATCTCGGGTGTGTCCCGATACTCCCGTTTAAAAGTTTCGAGTTTATGTCAATATTGCACCCGCCTGCACCGGTCTGATGGCCACCCTCATAAAAAATACCGGGTTGGCTGGTTGCAAGTTCAATTGGCCTTGCCATTGTACAGTCAGATGAAAAAAAATTCTGAACCATATAGTTTCCAGCATTAATATTTTGAACATTCATTTGACTCAAACCGCATGTATCATTTCCGATTCTAGTCATTTTATCAAAAACATAGTCTTTAACTGTTGCCATTTTATTATTTTTATAGTATATATAAACATAATAAAAAAATGAAAAGAATACATTGTTATTAATTCTTATTCTTAATTATTCTTAATTATTTATCATTGAATTATTCATCGTTAAATAATTTATTATTTGACATTTTATTTAATTCAGAACACTACCTAAAACCGGATTAAAGCGCTGGCAAGCCATTTCGTTTCCTTGCTTGCATGAAATCATATCTCCAAAACAAAATTCAGCAAAACCTTTTTGGTCATTTGGAATTGTGGTGTTTGGATTCGTATAAAACATTCTCATCGACTCATCAAATTCATATTTATCTCCTAAATCTGCAAATAATTTTTTTTTTAATTTTTCAGCTTCCGTCATATTTCTTGGTTCAAAATCTAAAACGACGTATCCCTCAGTTGAATGATTAATTTCTTTTTCAACTTCCGGATTATATGCAGGCGCAGCTTCATCGCGCGTTGGATTATATGAAATTTCAGGCAGTAGCACATTCATCATCGGATTTTGAATCGTAGGCGTTGTTAAATGCGGTTTCAACATGTTGTACATTTGTGAATTAACAAACCCCTCTTTTTTAGACGTATTTGCATTTGCAGCATCAGAAGAATTAGAAGAAGTATTCAAATTATATTGCGTGTTATATAATATTACAAATATAGCTAAAGTAATAAACCCTGTAAAAATAATATTTATATTTTTAGTAACCAAAAATCCTAAAACAGTCAATAATAAAACAAGTCTCGTAATTGCATTCAACTTTTGTTCAACCGACATCAACGGCATCGGCCAAAGGTCTGTCATGTCATTTTTATCTAAAAGAACGGATGGTTGGTAAATCCAAAACTGCGTAGCATTAAGAGAAGGAGGAAGAGAATCGGAAGGAGAATTGGCAGAATTGGGATTGGAAGAATTCAATTTATTTTCGCTACCATTGCTGCTGCCGTTATCATTTACGCTTACACTTCTTGCATTTCTTGAAGTTGCGTTATTTTCAGAAATATTGTTAGAAACATTGGAAGCTGCCTGTGTTAATGTTGTATTTGATGCCGTTGTTGTCATATAATAATTACTAATTTTATTTGTATGTTTTATAGTATATCTTATATATCTATACTATTTATTTATTTTATTTTTTAGATTTATTCTTTTTATTTTTCTTTTTATTTTGATTTTGGATTGATGACGATGGAATGGTATCTACCGGAGTTCTCTCTACAGTTTCTCCAGTGCTGAATACTGTAGGCTGGTTTTTTTGCTGTTGTTGCTGTTGTTGCTGTTGTTGCTGTTGTTGCTGTTGTTGCTGTTGATGTTGAGCCAGTTTTTGTTGCATTCTCTCCTTCATTTTAGTTACTTTCATATTTCTTTGCAGTTGGCTCTGCATGGCACCAAAATTCATTTTACCCCCACCCCCCCCCATGTTCCCCATATTACCCATTCCACCCATATTACCCATACCCATCTTATTCAACATGTCGGTCAAATTATTCATTCCTGGCATATTTTTCATTTTACTCAACAAATCGCTAGCTTCCTGCATAAGTTCGCTTTCCTTTATTTCCCCCGATTTGAATTTTTGGTCCAGCTTGGAACCAACGCTTTTAACCAGCCCCATGAGCTTTCCAGGATTTTTAAACATTTTCTGAAATACATTCTGGAAATTAACATCATCGCCTTTCGTTTCATCGAAATCCATATCAAAATCAACATCTTTTGCAGTTTCTTCTGCAATCTCTTTTGCAAGTTTGCCAATTTTTCCATTCAAAATATTTGAAATATGTTCATGAATTGATTCTGCATTGGCAGAAGAAGAAGAACTCTTTGCACTTTCCGCACCTTCTTTATTTTCTTCATCTTCTTTACCAAGGTCCTTTGCCCAGTCAAAAAAATTGAAAGAAGGTTTTTTCTTATCGCCACTTGCATCAGCATCAGAAGTAGAATCGGGTGTTGTTTCAGATTTTTCACTTGC